AAGATGTAATTTACCATACAAAAGAAATGAAATAGTATGAAAAAAATATTAGTATTAGGTGGTGGTGGATTTATTGGCGGTCACCTATCAAAAAGATTAAAAGATGATGGTAATTTTGTTAGAGCCGTCGACATAAAACAACATGAATACTTTAAACCTGAAGAATTTTGTAGTGAATTTATTCAAGGTGATTTAAGAGACCCTAATTTCGTATCAAGAGTAATGTTTGCACCGGATCAGAGTACCATGGGTGTCGGTTCATTCGATGAAGTTTATCAATTGGCCGCCGATATGGGTGGTGCTGGTTATATTTTTACAGGTAATAATGATGCGAATGTTATGCATAACTCATCTTTATGTAATTTAAACGCGTTACACCATGGTACATTGATGGGAGTTAAAAAAATGTTCTATTCATCATCGGCATGTATGTATCCTGAACATAACCAATTAGATCCTAACAATCCAAATTGTGAAGAGTCGTCAGCATACCCTGCAAATCCAGATTCTGAATATGGTTGGGAAAAATTATTTAGTGAGAGGTTGTATTTGGCATATAATAGAAATTATGGAATAGATGTGAGGATTGCTCGTTTTCATAACATATTTGGACCATATGGTACGTATAAAGATGGTAAAGAAAAAGCACCGGCAGCGTTATCTCGTAAAATTGCCGAAACATTAGATGGTGGTGAAATTGAGGTTTGGGGTGATGGTAAACAAACTCGTTCATTTTTATATATTGATGAATGTGTTGAAGGGATTATCAGATTAATGGATTCTAATTTCACGGGACCAGTCAACATTGGATCGGAAGAAATGATATCAATAAATGATTTGGCAAATAACATCATTGACATTAGTGGGAAAATGATTTATATTAAAAATATTGAAGGTCCCACGGGTGTTAGGGGTCGAAACAGTAATAATAATTTAATAAAAGAAAAGATAGGTTGGTCACCCACTCAACCATTATATACCGGTCTAATTCAAACATATGAATGGATTGAAAAACAAATAAAAAAATGAATATAAGTTTCGTATTAGCCGTTTACAATAAGTTAGAATTAACAAAAGAATGTTATAAAAATCTTCGTAAAGTTTATCCAAAAGCCCCATTAGTCATTAGTAGTGGTGGTTCTTCAGATGGAACAAAAGAATGGTTAGAATCATTAGATGATGAAAACTTATCTTTATTTCATGATGATGATAGATTAACATTCTCAGAAACATATAATGCTGGTATTGATTTGGTTGATACCGAGAAATTGGTTCTTATTCATAATGACATGGTCATTGGTAAAGGGTTTTTAGAAAATTTAGATAGGTTGTTAGATGAGAATCCAAATACATTATTATCATACACAACGATTGAACCACCAATTTTTGAAGGACATAAAAGACCGGGTAAAGTGATACTTGATTTGGGAACTGGTTTTAATAATTTTAATCAAAAAAAGTTTAACAAATACGTTAAAGAAAATAATAATAAATGTGAACTATATGATGGTGCAGTATTTTTTATGAGTGGTCGTAAAGAAATGTTTGTTGATTTGGGTGGTTTTGATGGATTTAGTTTTGTACCATGTTTTTGTGAAGATGATGATTTTTTAATTAGAGCAAAATTAAAAGGATATAAATTAAAAACAACCGAATGCTCTATCACATATCATTTCGTATCTCAAACATCAAGATTTAGTGATGAAATGAAAGATAAAAGACAGTCCATTGAAATCTTTTCAAATAGAAATTTTGTTAGGAAATGGGGTATAACCATCTCAACATTTAATCAATTAGGTTATCAAACTCAAGATGATTTTACATTTAAAAAAATATCGTTAGGATTAACAACAAATAACAATCAATATGTTGAATTGTTAGAACCTTTCTTTGATAAAATTAAAACGGATTCATTACCAACGGACTATATTAAATTTGAACAAGAAACAACAAGATATGATTTGAAATCTAAGTTTCAGGATAAACCAGACGTAGATGTGATGGTTAACATCTCATCAGAAATCACACAAGATGATTTCAATGTTTTAACAACATTAAGATTGGCCGTTCAACAATACTCACCAGGAACATATAAAATTGGTAATTTAACGGTAGAGATTTTAAAAGATTTGTAAATTACTCAGCTCCGAAAGCATACATTCCAACATGTTTAATATCCATACTTAATATGGTGTCAATATGTACGTCATATCCAACTTCTCTAAATTTTCTAAGAAGGTTAAAATCTTCTCCATGCCAATCATCTGTGTCCTCTTTGTAGGTGAATTCAAAGTATGGTTTGGTAATGTTTTTGAATATGTCTGTTTTTACTAACATACAACCCATACCCACGCCTTGTACTTTAATTAACTCGTCTTTAGGTTCCATAGGTAACCAACTATCCCAATCATTTAAATCGGTATATGCAACCGTTTTAAGAGGTTTTGTACGTCTCATATAGTTACACGCCACAATGTCCTTATTGTGTTCTAAAAGACGAATGGCGGTGGTCTGGGGGAACATCATATCACTATCCAACCACAACATATAATCTGATTTAGATTCAATAGCCATATTGACCAATCTACCCCTTTGATTTGTTAGAATCGTACTTGAATCGTAATATAAACTAACATCAATTCCAACATCTGAAGTTGTTTTATATAATTGAGCCAAACAATATGAGAAATGTGAATGTACGGTGTCTCTAGTTGGGACTAATATTGATAATTTAATGGGCTTAACATCCCATAATGTGCTATTATTAATGTTTTTCATTATAAACCTGGTATGTCATTTGAGACATTGTTACTTTGGATGGCAAGATTTCTACCTGAAATTATTAACTCTTCGGTTCTTTTTAATAGTAATTGATAATCACGTATTGGTAAATTACTAATTGTTGTGAAGGTCTCTCTTGAATATACGTTTGTTAATAGGATATCTGTGGCGGCAATTCTTGCCCATTTTTCAATAAAACATAATCTAACGATGTTCTCGTCATTATTTAACAATCCCTTAATACGAACATCATCGTATGTACTTAGAATGTTTTTTAAAATTTTATGTTCTCTTTTGTATTGTGGTATAAACGACAAAAAAAACGTCACTTTAAGACGTTTTATAAACTTAATAAGGATTTCCCTATCAAAGTTAATTCCATTCCATTTAACGTATTCTAATTCGTATTTTGATGGGGTTTTATTATACGTAATATTCATACATATAATATAAATAAAAATTTTAGTAAAATCAAATATTAAGGTGGGTATACTCCTGAACCTGATAATCCACCAAATCCTGAACCTTCAGCAATTTCAGAACCTGAGGCAACACTTGCCACACCTGAAGTGGTTCTATTACGACCAACACCTAATGACGAGTTTAATCCAAGATTCGCTACAGTACCTGTGTTAGCAAATAAACCTAACACTACGCTTATTTTTCCCATACTTACTTCGGATCCTGTTGCTGGTACTACACCCATGATATATAATTATTTAATTAAATTCTTTTTATAAATACTCACTATATTTTTTTAGAACATAGTGAGTACTTCCTAATTTATCTATTTTATTTTAGATTCTAAAGCCTCAACACGAATTAACAATTCTTTGTTTGTTTGAATTAACAAAGCAACTAATTTTTCGTATTTAACAGCCATATAACCATTGTCTCTTGTAGTTACAATTTCAGGTAAAACTGAGTTAATTTCTTGTGCTATTACCCCAATATCGTGACCTTCGTTCTCATGTATACCCGGCATTTCTTTCCAATCGAAATAATAACCGTTGATTTGTTTTAATATATCTAAAGAACCTGTAATTGATTGAATATTTTCTTTTAATCTTTCATCAGAACCATAGTAGGCTATAACGTCATTTGTTGCTCTAATTAAACCTGTGGTTACTGGTGTTGATGTACCCACACCTAATGCTCCAGCCACATATAGAGTTGTTCCGTTAAATGTTAAACTTGCTTCACCATTTAAGGTAACGCCACCTTCACTTGTCATTACACGGTCAGCAGACGCGTTTGTAATTGTAGTTGTACCTGAAGAACCTGAAGAACCATTAGAACCTGATGAACCGTTAGAACCTGATGAACCTGATGTTCCTGATGAACCGTTAGAACCTGATGAACCTGATGTTCCTGATGAACCACTTGAACCTGAAGTGCCTGATGATCCTGAAGAACCATTAGAACCTGATGAACCTGATGTTCCTGAAGAACCTGAAGAACCTGAGGTTCCAGATGACCCACTTGAACCTGAAGTACCTGATGAACCGTTAGAACCTGATGAACCACTAGAACCTGATGTTCCAGATGACCCACTTGAACCTGATGTTCCTGAAGAACCTGAAGAACCTGATGTTCCTGAAGAACCATTAGATCCCGAAGTTCCTGAAGAACCACTTGAACCTGAAGTACCTGACGTCATTGCACTGAATGAAACTCCATTCATAACCAATGTTCCAGTGGTACGTATAGACCCTGTAACTTCTAAATCATTTCCAACAACAACTTTACTTGCTCCCGAACTTGTGATTTTATTACCATCTTGCATTTGTAATGTACCCTTAACGGTAATTAAACCGGCAGTTGGGTCCAATGTTATATCACCTCCACCTGATGATTTTAATTCAATATTACCATCTACCGTTTGTAATGTAATAGTATCAGTACCCGCTTCATTCAATTTAATCGATTGACCAGTATCTGTTGAGAAAATTACCTCTGTAGCATTTGAGGATAGTACTTGGGTTCCGTCAATATATAATGAACCTGAAGAAAGATATAAATCTCTCCATTGATATGTTAAACTACCTAAATCGTAGACATCATTAACTGAAGGGACAATAGAACCACTTACAGTTTGATTTCCAACAAATAAGTTACTACCTGTGGTAGCCAAACGTGCAGAACCAGTTGTGTTTATGGTTAATGCATTTGAGGTAGTACCACTAATAGTCGCGTTTATTGTACCATTTACGGTTAAATCTCCCGTAATTGTTGCCGAACCAGTTATAATCGGATCAAATATTTTCATAATTATATGTTATTATTCATATAAATACTCAGTATTTCATCTTTATGGTTAAAACTTTAAAATTTTTATATTAATTTTTTAATTTCATCTATGACTTGTGTTGATGTGATGGATTTTGAACATTCAAACTGTCTTTCCGTGTTTTTTAATTCGGGACACCAATTCCAATCTCCAGGATCAAAATCGTGATTTGACCAACAACTATTACAAACATTTTTATTAATTATTCTTGTTACACCATCTATTGGTTCTAAATCAACGTCGGTGAAACCAGAAATAATAACAGTTGGGGTTTCAGTTGCCCATGATAACCAACTTAAACCACTACTTATACCTATAAATAATTCAGACTCCTGCAAAGTTTTTATTAATTTATCTATTGAACCTGTTGGTTGAAGTGTAATTCCTGTTGGGTGTGTGTTCCCCATGTAACCATTTTCCTCTTTTGATAATAGTCTAACCTCATATCCTTCATTTTTAAGGTAGTTAACCACATCTTGCCAACCAGTTGGATTATTCCAATATTTACATTGAGCGGTTGAATGTATTCCAATACAAACTCTTTTTTGTTTCTTTTTACCTAATTTTTTTAACTTGGGTCTCAATTCTTCATAAGATAAACCTAAAATATCAGACGCAACTTTTAATAGTGGTTCTTTTTTAGGGTCGGTAATATGTTTGGTGTAATCAATATTACGTTTATCATCATAAAATATACCTAAACGATATAAGGCATATACGTCATCTACTGAAGTGCCGGGTAACACAAATTTAATATTAGGATATTCTGATTTAAACAAATCATTATGGAACGTTGAACAAACAACCTCACAATTATTTTCTTTTCTAAACTTCTCAACATATGGTACCCAAGCTAAACTATCTCCCAAAGATTTTGATTCAAAACAAATCATCACCTGTTTACCTTTAAAGTCTAAACCGTATTCATAATAAAAATCATTATCAATTCCTTTAATCTTAACTAACCAATCAACGTAGTATTTTTTTGCAGACCTACACCAATGATTACTCTTTAAATTAATTTCAAATTCAATTTTATTGTTTTTCTTATTTATGAATTGTACGTTGTATAAATTATCACCGTCTTCTTTAATTTCTAAAAATGGACCATCAACAAAATGTGCTATGATATTTTTCTTATTATTAATTCCACTATTACGTTTGATTACTTTATTTTTTCTTTTAAATTCCTCAACATCATTTGTTAATTCTTGGTTAAAAATTTCAACTCCTCTATAGAAAACTTGAAAAGATTGTCCTTGACGATATTCATCAATTTTCTCTAAAATGTATTGTCCCTTCTTAACCGTTAAGAATTTTTTAAAACTCCCGTAATTAATTTCAACCAAATAATCTAAGTTAGCGGGTTTCTCTGAAAATCCTGAAATGAAATGAACATATAGTTGATTAAAATCGTCCACACCTAAATAGGTTTGTAAACGAGCACCATTTTTTGTAATCCCATTTCTATTCCATGCGGCAAATATGTTTAGTTCGTTATCGTTAGCGATGTACTTACTTACAAAAATATTATTAGTGATACTTTTTAATGTTTGATAAAATACCTTTTCTAACTGCCATCTATTTGGTTTATTTTTAAAGTATTCTTCTTTACTGTTAATTTTACTTACTAATTCGATTGCGATATCAGTTTTTATTGAAAATAGATAGGTTGCACTGTATGGGTTTTCTTCTTTGGTTGAGCCTTCCGAATATTCGTACACAACCGCATCGTTACTTCTCATATATTCCATAAACGCCTGACGATATTGAGTTTCGTCGGGTAAGTTATCGTATTCCAAGAAATGAATATATTTTTTTCCTAATTGTTTAACCAAATTAAATGCGTTTTTCATTGTTAACCAAATGGCATAATCATGATGAAACTCAACTTTATTGGTTATTTTATAGTTTCCCATGTCAGTCCATCTATCACTATTAACTCCATACTCTTCAAAATCTTTCTCCAATAAAACATCGTTATTTGAATCGTAAATGTAATAATCTGCCAATTTTTGAATATCAGGATTTACAGGATAATGTCCACATAATATAATTGGACAATTATAAACCTTTAAACTTGTTAGTAATTTCTTTAAAACGTTTTCTTTATCTTTATTATCTGGCCAGCAATCGACCACAAACACATCTTCAGTAAATTGTGTATATCCCATTATCTTTTTGTTATTATTATAATTCCGTTAAGGAAGGTTATTGATTCTATATCAGTTCTACAATCAGGTTGTACTTTACTTGAATAGGGTATTAATTTATCTTCACGCCTATCCCACACCGCATCTTGGTCATCTAAGTTCTCTACACCTCTAAAGTTAATGTCGTCAGTCAATTTCTTGAAGTATTCCATCATACTCTTAGGGTCATTTAAACCCCCACCGTACCAAGGGAAGTATGAGGTTGCAACGTCCTCAATTACGTACACACCACCCGATTTAACTGAACCGAATAAATGTTCAAATGAATAAATTACGTGTTCATTCATATGTGACCCATCATCTAATATCATATCAAATGGGCCATATTGTTGCCAAGTTCTTGATAAGAATTTACCATCATCCTGCGAACCAATTTCGATAGAGATTCGTGGTTCTTCATATTTTTTACAATCAGGATTAATGTCAACACCTAAAATATTAGAACGATAAAAATAATCCTTCCAAGTTAATAGTGATTTACCATCTAAGACACCAATTTCCAATATGTTTAACTTATCGTATCTGTTAAATGGTAAATACTTTTCATATTTAACACAATAATTGTGATTATCTGAAGACTTATCCGTTCCGTGTATTTTAGCCAAATTATTTAATGTACTCATTTCCAAAAATATATCATTTGTAAAGCGTTATTGTTTCCCATAAATAATAGGTATGAATTAAACCCTAATCCGTTCATTTTTTTAATGAAGTTTGATCTTAATTCATCATCAAAATTAAAATGACTATTATGATATTCCATAGCAATGGTTTTAACTTTTTGTAAGTTCTCATCACTGATACCTGCAAATGCCGCATATTCCGCACCTTCAATATCAACTTTAAGAAAATCAATATGGTCAATTAAACCACTTTCAAAAAGATAATCTAAAGTGTATGTTTTAACACTATACCCATCCTGACCTTCAATTCCAAAAACATTTGATCCACCTAAGTGAGTACTCTCAAATAAATTAAGTTCTCCCATTTCGTGAGCAACGGCTGCGTTGAACAATATTGAACGTGGGTCTGCATTAAGTGAAAGTAATTTAAAATATCTTCTATCCGGTTCAAATGAAATTACTTTACTTGCCCCTTGATGATAAGCCCATCTATTAAAGATTCCCATATTACCACCTAAATCAACTACAACATCACCTTCGTTTATTCTTCTTTCATTACCACCTTTATAGTAATCGTGTAAATTAAAAATCTCATGATAAATTGCTCGAGCCCATCCATACTTATCGGCAATTTCCATAGTACCTCCTTGTACATCCTTGATGTCACCTAAGTTCTCTAACTTATATGTATTAACATCTAATGATGTGTAGAATTGTTCTGATTTATAGAAACTATCGTCACGTTTCATTTTGATAAAATTCATCATGAAATCAGACATATCGGCATTCTTATTACCGTGGAAATATAAAATTTGATTTTTATCTTTAGGTATTGCTTGATATCCAAATACTCTATTGAAATTCTGTGGACCTTCCTCGTTCCAAAACTTTAAGAAATGATGTTGTGTTTCATCTGTCATTCCATCATCACCATCATAGGATGATGTATCAAAGTTCGATAGTGGTAAATGTTTTTTAAAATTATACTTCCATCTCATCGCATTATCAATACCTTCATCATTCCATAGGTATAGACGTTTGTAATCTTTACCTCCATCCTTCATAACTTTCACGTAATGACTTATAATTTCTTCAAACCACCATTTACATTCTTTATTATAGACATACATACAAACATGCATATATGGTTGTTGTTTTTCTACCCCCCAATCATTTGCAACTTGTTCGTTGAATAGTTGCGAATTTTTTCCATCATCATACCAACCAAAAAATTCTTCTTGTACGTGTATATCGGATATTGGGTAGTTTTCAATTTCTGAGAAATATTTTTTAATATCGTCAACGTTATAGTTGACAACAACATCTCCATCCATCCAAACGTAGTTATCAAAACCTTCATTAACTGATTCAATACACGCCATTTGTTTCCAATACCATTTATCATGTTCTGATATCTTTTGTGTTGTTATAGTTCTTTTAATGATATTTGGATAATCAAATGGAACCTCACAATCGATACCATATACTATAATCTTACGTTTAGAAAATTCTAATAGTGATTGAACTAACTTTTCAATCACCGGCATATAACCAATGTTGCCTGTTGTTATGAAAGCAAAATCATCAAACTTATTTTCAAGGATTTTACACGCACCTTTCGCTATTGTATCCCAATTAAAATCTTTATGAATTCTTTTTGAGTCTGCGTTTGATGTAATCCACATTGCAGTATCATAATCATAAGCTTGACGCATTTTAAATCTTAAATCTTCCCAATCAGGTTCACAATATTCACCAGGGAAATCTTTGTGTTCGTGATTAGCGGGAGTTAATCCTTTAATTGAAACCGGTACACCTTTATCTAATGTAAATTGTAATTGTCCTCCCCAATTTGAATATAAAGATGGTGTTCCACAAGCCATGGCCTCAATCAATGGTAAATTCCAACCTTCACTTCTTGCACAAGAAATAAAAGCATGGGCCGTTTGTAAATAATTAACATATTCGGTTTGTAATGGAAACTTAACAAACTTAATGTTCTTGGTGTCGATACCGTAATGTTTAATTCTTTCTTCAGTGGTCTTAAGACCATCCGATGGATATGGGTTCTCAACTGATGCGATTAACTCAATATCATCTTGGTCTTTGAACTCTTCTGCAAATGCTTGTAATATTTCAGTGGTTCCTTTTCTCCACTCCCATCTACCAAACAACACAAATCTTTTCTTATCTCTTTTCGGGAATTCAGTTAACGGTTTAAATGTCTCCACATCAACTCCCTCAGGAACGATTGATATTTTATGTGATGGGTAACCCTGTTCAACTAAACAATCAAATTGCCATTGGGTTGGTACCCATACTTCATCAAAGTAATGTAATCTTTGAAAGAAATCATCAGGATAACGTGTTGATTCCCAAACATTATATGCTATTTTATATCCCTCATAATTTTCATAGAAATAATAGTTATTAGTGTCCACCAAAACAATGTGAACATCCGGTTTAAATCCACCATCATACCCATAAATGGGGTAATCTGACCTACTACCGTCCGAATTGTTAAGGGTTTGAAGGATTAACATATCCTTCATTTCGTTGGTTATATAGGTCTCATTATCGTGTGGAGTGTCATTCATCCCTTTCCATCCACTACCTACCGTTGAATTTCTAACCTTTACTGTGTGGTATTTGTTCAGAGCACAAAAAAAGGACTTTGCGTGATTAGCATATCCTGTTACTCCAATAAAACATGTGTGAGCTAATATTTTCATATATCATAATATAATGAAAATAAGTTAGAATGTCAAATCAAACTTTGTTTATTTTTTGATAAAACATTTATGTAATTTGGGAAATTTTCAGTTATGAAGTCGTATAATTTATTTGCATAACTTTTATTTTGTTCGGGGCCAGCATGTCCCCCTTCAACACCCTTATCGATAAAAATTTGATATTCACCATCAAATCTGTTAGGCTCTTTAAATTCACTTGGTATACCAAACGACCCATTCCAAATCCAATTACAATTTTTAGTTTCTAAGAATAATTTTATTAGTTGATGATTTTTATACCAATTAATTAAATCTTCATTATCATTTTGTAATTCAGTTAAATAACTTTGTGTTTGTTTACCGTCTTCAGTTTCACCCATATATCCCCATGAACGAGCGGGAATAAATGGTTCTATATTACCATCTTTTGTGTATATTTCTCTTCTTAATGGTGATGTATACATTATTAATACCAAATCAGGTTTTACCACATCGTAATATGTTAATAGACATCTAGTAATAAAATCATTACTTCTACCACCTGTACCAAAATTCATATTAACACCATTGGGTATACGATTTGTAAATCGTGTTGACCACATATCATTGTAATTAACACCGACACCTTCGGTATGAGAACAACCTAATGACATTACTTTAAATCCCTCTTTTTTTACACTATCTCCCCTAAATCCTAATTCATTATAGGCATAGCTACACAAGCCAGTACCATCGGAACCGCATGTTTTATACGTCTTTCCCTTTCTTTCATTTAAATTAAACTTAAATGATGATATTTCAAATCCATCTAACGTCCAATATTTTAACGGGTCCATATATTCATAATTATATTAATTTATTAAAACTTAATTTTGTGTTAATATTACGTTTTTCTATCCCCCCCCCTTTGTCCTTAATAAAGTATGAATAAGGTTTCCAATTATCTCCCTTTCTAATTATTGAATAGGGTTTCCAATCCGTTCCCATTTGAATATATTGTAACTCTGCATTACATCTATTTGTAATATCAACATTACTTATGTCTATTGTTTTAGCGTATTGTCCGGTCATCCACCAAAAATTACCAGAGTACATTATATTTGTAGGGTTACTTACTACTTCTAATAAAAAACCATATGTGTTAAAAACTTCATTATCCAAAATTCCAAATACGTTATCAATATATTGAATATTATGTAATTGCATTACATTTCTCCATCGGATAGATTCGGAATTCATTTGTTTAGAAGCTCCCTTTGTGTGTAAATACAAAATGTAGTCAGTGTCATCAAATGATGATTTATCTCTTTCTATTAAATTTAATGTTATAAACTCGTTACCCATTAATTTAGTATCACCGATTATAATTTTTGAATCATACCCATAAATTAATTTAATCATATCGTCTACTGAATTATTATTTTCTGATACTGAGATGCCAATAGTTAATGAATATGGTTGATTAATGTATTTTTTTATTAATGTCAGTTGTTCATTTATTATAGATTCAACGCCATCAATGACATATATGTGGTAATATATCCTTATCATATTAAAGTTTTATTTATTTCTATTTTGTCCAACCTATATTTTTGACCATATGGAAAATCAATATTCTTAACACTATCAATATTAAGATAATTCACTATTTTTTCAAAACCATTCTTGTAATAAAGTTCTTCATATGATATTTTAAACATATCATTATTTAATCTATATTCTATTTCAAACTCATTAACCATTTTATTAAAAAACTGAATTTTTAATTCTTTGTTAGGTATACGAATTTTACTATTTACCCATTTACCCCGCCAATTATTGGTTACCTTTGCAACTAACCAAGATTCTAATTGTTCATTTTTATTTTCTCTATAAAGAATAATTATTTTATCTGAAAATTGTATTAATTCTTTTAAGTTTTTATTTGGGTCATATATTTCCTTAATTAATAAGTGTTTTGTATTATAAGTCCATTTATTAATTGGATTATTTTTTTGATACGATTTTCCATATTTATTTAATGGTTCTTGTAAAATAGTAAAATCTTTATTTGATTTAAAATAATCTGCTAAATTTGTTGACCCACTTCTTGGTTCGGCGATTATTGTAATAACCATTTTATTATGTTAAATTATATCAATGTTTTATTAGTGCTCTCAATAAACTCATATAGATTATGAAATAGATTTGTGTTTTTCCATACCTTATTAAATTCTTTTTTAAATAATTGGTGTTCTGGGTGTTCGGTATCCCATACCTGTTTAAATTTGAATTCACCCTCTGAAAATGTACCCCAATTTGTTATTTTACCAAAAAACACATTTACTTTTTTACCAAAAATAGAATACATTAAATTATAAAATGTTTCCATTTCAGTATAGTTACTATCTTGTACAACAAAGGAAGTTTTTACATTAATATTCGGTATGGTACTAATAAATTTTAAATTACTCAATAAATTTTCCCAATTACCACCTAATCTTGTTTTATTTTCATATGTGTCTTTTGTTCCTGCATCTATACTGATTTCACAGGTACCGACATATTTGTGAATATTTGGCATACTATCCCACATTTCTTTATTCCACATTGAGGCATTGGTATGTAAGTGTATTGATTTTAAATTTGGATATTTTTTTGGATTAAAATTTCTTAAATAATTTCTAAACCCGACTGAAACAAATGGGTCTCCAGAACCTGTTATGTATAAAGTTTTTACATTTGCTGAATAATATTTATCAATATCTTCAATTGTTTTTTCAACTCTTTTTATCCCTTCACTATTTTCAACAATTAAATCAACTCTACATGATGGACATTTGTAATTACAAGTTCTATCAAAATTCATTACCAAATAATCGGGTGTATTATTTTCAATAATTGGATTATTAATATTTGAATCTGATTTCAGTCTGACTGGACCAGATGTCACACCATAGTTTATTAATTTACTTAAATAAGGACAAAGTTCTTTATTACAATATTTAAATGAACCATCTAATATAGAATTTCTAATATCAACGATTGGTTCACTATTCCACATATCCTTTAGTGGTACTTCTGATATTTCAATCTTATTTGGTAACCAAGATGGACAACAAACAAAACAAACATTATTATGTATTTCTAATGAATTAAAAGGAACACTACAAACATAATTCTTTAAATCTACCATATTATATTGTTATTTATATAACCAAAAATTTAAAGCGTATCGTGTTCCTTCTGTTACTGGTGTTACTTCATGATATTGATAACCCCCATCAAATATAACACCATCGCCCTTTTTTAAATTTACAACACTATCATTTATATATGTATCTCCACCCACAAATTCATTGGATAACAAAATTATTATTGTTTTATTTCCTGCACCATCTACATGTCTTCGTAACCACCTACCATCTTTATATTCTGTCATTTGTAGCCACATTGTTTTATGTTTAGGAAAATTACATCTATTTAACTCATCAGTT